CAAAAGGAACTCTGGACATATCAGCTGTAGCCCAGAACGCAAAAAACTTTGATGATACTCTCAAAAAGCTGCTGAATGATTATTTTAAGACATTCTTTGAAAGCGAAAATGCAGTTCTGCCACTGTTCGAAGGATATACTTTCACAGAAACGAACAGGTCAAAGAACTACAATGAAACAACAACAAGAGACATAAAAGCACTATATGATGATGTATTCGACTTTACAGCGAGGGCAATAGGAATCCCTCCGTCAGTCCTGAAAGGGGACGTGCAGGACAACAGCAAGGCAATAGACGAACTGCTGACTGTTGCACTGGATCCGTTAGCCGGATCCTTAGAGAGCGAAATCAACCGTAAAAAGTACGGGAAAGCCGTATTGAAGGGTAGCCGCTGCATGGTAGACACGTCACACGTTAAGCACGTTGACATATTCAGCAATGCGACACAGATTGACAAGCTAGTACAGTCCGGAACGCATACGATCAACATGATTCTGCGTGCAATGGGACAGCCACAGATCAATGAAGAATGGGCGAACCAGCATTTTATCACAAAGAATTACAGCACAGTACAGGATTTATTGAACAGCCTGGAAGGAGGTGGAGAAAATGGCGGGAATGGAAAAAGCACAGAATAAAACAAATTACTGTTTTAAGCAGGCAGCAGATCCGGCGGTACATTTGCTATACATCTATGATGATGTATCAGCGTATGGAGAATTTGACTGGAAAACATGGTCATATACAGAAAGCGAGACATCTGCGAAGTATTTCCGCGATCAGTTGGCAGCAATTCCGGAAGACCATACAATTGAATTACATATCAATTCAAATGGCGGATCTGTAAAAGAGGGAGTAACTATCTACAACCTTTTGAAACAGTCCGGAAGCCACGTAAAAGGAATCGTTGATGGGGTAGCGTATTCCGTGGCTTTTGTGATTTTACAGGCATGTGATGAAAGAATCATGGGCGTAGGAACAACAGCACTGATTCACGAACCATGGGTTACTGCATCCGGAAACGCAAGAGAACTGAGAAAGACAGCGGATGATCTGGACGTACTTACGGCAAGCAACCGGAAGATCTTCCTTGAGCGTTCAAATCTGGAAGAACAACAACTTGCAGACATGATGGAGGCAGAAACCTTCCTGACTCCGGATGATTGCCTGGAATATGGCCTGATCGACAAGGTAGAGGATTACGGACACGCGCCAGAGGGAGACACGACAAAAGAAGGAATGCAGAAACGTCTCCAGGAAGTTATGCAGCACATGAAAGACACGAAGTCTTTCAGAGAGCAGCTGGAACTTATGCAGAAAGGACAGAAACCCGAACCGGGAAAGAAACCGGAAGAACCAGAGAAACACACACTGCAGGGATTTCTGCAGGGATTCAAAAAAGGAGAGTAAAATGAAAAATAAAGATTTTGCCGCATTAAAGAGAACGGAAATCCTCAACAGAATGAACGCAGCTGTTGCGGAAAATGATTCAGAAGCGTTTTCAAAAGCATATCTGGAATTATGCCAGGACATTGAGGAGAACGTGCTTGAACAGGCGAAAGAGCTTGTAAATCAGAGCGACATGAACGTACTTGCACAGAGAGGCGTGCGTCAGCTCACAAGCGCAGAAAGAGAATATTATGAGAAAGTAATTGACGCAATGAAATCTTCGGATCCAAAACAGGCCCTCAACAATATTGAGACTGTTTTCCCGGAGACAATCATTGATTCTGTCTTTGAAGAACTGACAACAAATCATCCGCTGCTGTCAAAATTAAATGCAACAACTGTAACTGGTCTCACAAGAATGATGTTAAACACAAACGGAGAACAGAAAGCAGCATGGGGCAAACTCAGCAGCAAGATCATTGAAGAACTGACATCCGGATTCAAAGAAGTAGATGTAACTCAGGATAAACTGAGCGCATTCCTGCCAGTTTCAAAAGCTATGCTTGACTTAGGCCCTGCATGGTTAGACAACTACGTGCGTCAGGTGCTCACAGAAGCTCTTGCAAATGGGCTTGAGTACGGAATCGTAAATGGTACCGGAAAAGACATGCCAATTGGAATGGCGCGTCAGGTAGGAGACGGAGTGAACGTTGTGTCTGGAGAATATCCGGAAAAAGAGACTATTAAAATGACAGCTCTTGATATGATCCAGCTTGGAAATGTTACATCTATCATGGCAAGAAACAGCAAAGGACAGGCGAGAACAGTAGATAACCTGATTATGATCGTAAATCCGGTGGATTACTGGAAGCGAATCCTTCCGGCAACACGCGCAATGTCTCCGGACGGCGTATATGTTTCAACACTTCCGATTCCTCTGGAAATCATCCAGTCGGCAGCAGTTACAGAAGGAACTGCAGTATACGGAATGGCCGGAAAGTATTTCCTTGGTGTAGGAATGTCCAAAAACGGAAAGATTGAGTATTCAGATGAATACAGATTCCTGGAAGATGAAAGAGTATACCTTATCAAGTTATATGCTCACGGATTCGCACTGGACAACAATGCTTTTGTCGTTCTTGACATTACAGATCTGCATCCGGTTCGCTTCGAGGTTGTAAGCAAACAGGAGGAGCATGTAGATAATGCACTGCTGTCTGATCTGAGAATTGGAGGATTAACTCTCTCACCGAAATTTGACAGCGACACAAACACATACACAGCAAAAACAACAACTGCAACAAACACAATCACAGCGTTCCCGAAATCAGGAACAGCAGCGATTGAAATTACTGCAGGATCCAGTAAAGTAACAAACGGCGGAAAGATCACATGGAACACTGGAGCCAACACCGTAACTGTTAAAGTTACAGACGGAGAACAGACAAAGACATACACCGTAACTGTAACAAAGGAGTGATAAAATGAGTGCTATGTCAGAAAATGATTTATCAAAACTTCTGGAGGATGTCAGAAACTATCTGGACATCACCTGGGACGATCCAAAAGGAGATGAAAAGCTCCAAGGAATGATAAAAAGAGGCATGGCATCATTAGCCGGAAAAATAGGGGAGTGCGATTTCCTGGGGGATACTCAGGAAAGGACACTCCTTTTTCAGCTTGTAATGTATGAGTATTCTGGAGAACTGCAGCAGTTTTGGGAAAACTACAAAAGTGAGGTTATTGGACTGCAGATAGCAAAGAAGGTGGAAGAATATGCCAAGAGCCAGGCGTAAACAGTTTGAAACGTTTACAGACGGGATACTCAGTATCTGCAAAACAGAAGACAGGGTGATCGTAGACACGAAGCTCAAGAACATTCGCTTCGGAAACCGAACAATCGGAGAGAGACGATATTTTGACGCACAGACAGCAGGAAATAAAATAACAAAATTGTTAAGCATTCCGGCAGCAGTGCTGAACAGGGAAGATATTGAAGCTCTTGACATTGTTATCATTGATTCGCAAAGCGGCTGGCTCTGGGATCCATTCGATTTTGAAAGAGATGAAATTATCAATGAACATAATCCGGCAATGTACAAAATAGTGCAGATTCAGGAGAAATTTGACACTGCACCACCTGCAATATATCTGTCGTTGGAAAAAATCGTACAGTTGTATAAAGACAGGAGGGGCGACAATGGCGGATAGTATCAGAATTGATGATCTGGCAGCAGAAATAAATCGCCTTGTTGAAGACTATGGAAAACAATGCACTGAGACAACGAAGGAATGCGTAAATAATGTTGCAAAAAAGACAGTATCAAAGCTAAAACAGACATCCCCGGTAAATACCGGAAAGTATAAAAAAGGATGGAAGAAAACTGTTGTGAAAGAAAATTCTACAAGTTTAGTTATTGCGATCCACGATGCAAAATACTCCCTGGTGCATTTGCTTGAAAAAGGACATCAGAAAAGAGGAGGCGGAAGGGTAGCCGCAATCAAACATGTGGAACCTGCAGAACAGGCAGCAATAGCAGAGCTGGAAAAGGAGATCATATCAAAGCTATGATGTCAGCTGAAAATATCAAAGAAATGTTGAATGAAATCGGCTTGCCGTATGAATACGATCATTTTTCGACTCATAACTGGATAGAGCCGCCTTTTATTGTATGGAGGATTCCGGAAAGTGATAATTTTCACGCAGACGGGATTACATATGCAAAGATTGACGTTCTGAATATCGAATTGTATTCAGATGAAAAGGACTGGAACAATGAAAAGAAGATAGAGGACATCCTGGATAAGTATGGAATCACATACGACAAAACAGGAGAATATCTTGACTCAGAAAAAATGTACGAAGTTTTATACGAAATGGAGGTATAAAGATGGGTAAAAAAGATAACAAAGTTAAGTACAATCTTAAAAACGCACATTACGCATTGCAGAATGAAGGAGAAGATGGAACAATTACTTTTGAAGCCCCGAAAGCGATTCCGGGATCTGTATCCATATCACTTGACGCAAATGGAGATATTTCACCGTTCTATGCAGACGGAATCCAGTATTATGTGTCGGCTGCAAACAACGGATATGAAGGAGATACAGAATTTGCATTAATTCCGGATTCTTTCAGACAGGATGTCCTGAAAGAAAAGAAGGACGAAAAAGGTGTGCTGCATGAAATCAGTGATTCTACGGATACACAGAAATTCGCATTTCTGTTTGAATTTGATGGAGATCAGAAAGGAATCAGACGAGTTCTCTATAACTGCACAGCTACCAGACCGTCAATCGAATCCGAGACGAAAGAAGATAGTATTGAACCTGGCACAGAAACAATTACGATCAGCAATGCTCCACTTCCGAACGGCCGGGTAAAAGCTCAGACAACGGTAGACACAGACGACACTGTGTATAGCGGATGGTATAAGACAGTGTACTATCCAGAAACAATCACAGAAGCAACGCAGGCTGTTAATGTAGATAAAAAAGCCGCAGGAGAATAAGGATGCTGACGAAAACAATTAAAATTGATGATAAAGAGGTGCTTTTTGCCGCTTCTGCTGCAATTCCGAGAATTTATCGGATTCAGTTCCGGAGAGATATTTTTCAGGACATGGCAAAAATTGAAAAGTCCGTAAAAAAATCACAGGATAAGCAGACTGAAACGAAGGTGTCCGAGTCGGACATCCCTATCGAGGATTTAGAGATGTTCGAAAACGTCGCATTCGTAATGGCAAAACACGCAGCACAGAAAAAGGGACAGGATTTCCCGGAAGATGTATACGACTGGTTAGATCAGTTTGATACATTTTCGATTTACACAATTTTCCCGGAGATTGTAAAACTCTGGAACCTGAACCAGCAGACGCAGGCAGAAGCAAAAAAAAACTTCGACCAAGTAGCCGGGAAATGACGACACCTCTATTCCTTCTCAGGTGCGCGCAAGTTGGAATAAGTATCCAGGATTTAGACCTTCTGACAGTAGGTCTTGTCCTGGATATTTTTACGGAAAAAAATAACGACGACTATAAATGGCCGAAAATGGCAACTCAGGAGGATATGGATAAATTCTAAACGGAGGTGATAATTTTTGTCCAAAGGCCGCGACATAAGGGGACTTACGATTGAAATTGGCGGCGATACCACAGGACTACAAAATTCACTTAAAAATGTAAATTCACAGATAAAGACCACACAGGCACAGCTGAAAGATATAAACAATCTGCTGAAACTGGATCCTACAAATGTGGAATTATTACAGCAGAAACAGAAAGCGCTTGCTGACGAAATCGAAAGCACGAAAGAAAAGCTGGAAACCTTAAAGACTGCAGAACAGCAGGCACAGCAGCAGTTTGCAGAGGGAAAAATCTCCCAGGAACAGTATGACGCTCTGAAAAGAGAAATCATTGCAACCGAGGAGAGTTTGAAGTCTCTGGAAAATGAAGCGAAGAATGCACCTACTCAGATGCAGCAGTCGCTTGATGGTCTGAATGCAAAAATAAATACTACACAGACAGAACTCAAAGAAATTGATAAGTTGCTGAAACTGGATCCTACGAATACGGAACTGTTACAGCAGAAACAGAGAGCACTGTCTGATGAAATCGGAAACACAAAAGAAAAGCTGGAACTTCTGAAAAACGAAGAAGGGGAAGTACAGCAGAAATTCCAGGAGGGAAAAGTATCCCAGGAACAATATGACGCTCTGAAAAGGACAATCATAGAAACGGAACAGAGCCTGCAATCACTTGAGAATGAAGTTGGATCAGGATCTGCAAAACTGGCCGAGATTTCTGAAACATCCGGGAAAATAGGGGAGTCACTGACATCTGCCGGAGAAAAAATGCTTCCGGTTACGGCGGCAGTGACAGGACTTGGAACAGCAGCAGTAAAGACTGCGGCAGATTTTGACAGCTCCATGTCCAATGTGGCCGCAATATCCGGATCATCTGCGGAAGACATGGATAAGTTGCGAGAACGTGCAAGAGAGATGGGAGCACAGACAAAATTCTCTGCAAAAGAAGCCGGAGACGCCATGGGATACATGGCAATGGCCGGATGGGACGCACAGCAGATGTACGACGGCCTCCCTGGAATTATGAATCTTGCGGCAGCATCTGGAGAAGACCTTGCAACTACGTCAGATATTGTTACAGACGCACTCACAGCCTTCGGAATGGAGGCAGAAGATAGTTCTCATTTTGCGGATGTATTGGCACAGGCATCATCCAGCGCTAATACGAACGTTGGAATGATGGGAGAAACATTCAAGTATATTGCACCGGTAGCAGGTGCACTTGGATATAGCGCAGAAGATGCAGCAGTCGCTATCGGCCTTATGGCGAACAGCGGAATCAAAGCGTCGTCAGCCGGAACGCAGTTGAGATCATCCCTGACAAACATGATAAAACCGTCAAAAGATGTTGGAGACGCAATGGAAAAGTGGGGATTCTACGCAACAGAATCGGCTACGTCTATAGATCAAGCTAAAATTGACAAGCAAATGCTCAGAGTGCAAAAAGCTTCACTGGCAGCAGATAAAGCACAGCAGGCTTACAATGATGCGGTATCAAAGTACGGATCTGAGTCAACAGAAGCCTCAAACGCTGCCGCAACGTTGGAAATAAAGCAAACAGAGCTTGCGACTGCAAACGAAACACTGACTCAGCTGCAGGAGGGAACCACAGAAAATGTAAGACTGTACAATAAAGCACTGCAGAACGAAGATGGCAGCATGAAAACACTGCGTGAAACCATGGATTTTTTACGCGAAACCATGGGAGGAATGACAGAAGCAGAGCAGACGCAGGCAGCGACAGCTATCTTTGGAAAAGAAGCCATGAGCGGCATGCTCGCAATAATCAATTCATCAGATGAAGATTACCAGAAACTTATAAAAAATATTGATAATTGCAAAGGATCCGCTGAAAACATGGCTGAAACCATGCAGGATAATCTTTCTGGACAGCTTACAACTTTGCAGAGTGCCTTGCAGGAGCTGGCAATTGCCTTCGGAGAAATCCTGATGCCATATATCAGAAAAGCGGTAGAGGTTATTCAAGGGTTTGTTGAAAAGCTCAATGGAATGAGTGAAGGACAGAAGAAAGTAGTTGCTACAATTGCACTGATAGTCGCCGCGATTGGTCCGTTGTTGATAATGGTTGGAAAGGTTGCAACCGGAATATCTGCAATTACAGGACTGTTTTCTAAGATGAAAACTTTAACAACAATAACGAGTATTATTGGAAAGCTAAAAGGTGCTTTTACCGCACTGTTTGGAGTAATAGCCGCAAACCCAGTTATTGCTGTCATAGCCGCGATTGTGGCAGCTCTGGTATTGCTGTACACAAAATGCGAATGGTTCCGGGATGCAGTAAATGCAGTCGTCCAAAAAATTGTATCGTTTTTTACAGATACAATACCGCAGGCGTGGAGCACACTGATGGATTTTCTCTCAGGAGTTCCGGAATGGTGGTCTGGAATCTGGCAGCAGGTATCAGACTTTTTCATGCAGATATGGGATGGAATTGTAAACTTTTTTACCGTAACAATACCGCAGGCATGGAACAACGTTGTTACATTTTTTGCAGGTGTTCCGGCGTGGTGGTCCGGCATCTGGCAGCAGGTATCAGATTTCTTTACAAATATCTGGACAACAATGATGCAGAATCCGGTTATATCCGGAATCGTGACAACGATCACAACACTATGGCAGAATGCAGTTAATACACTGCAGAACATCTGGCAGGGACTTGTAACGATTGCACAGGGCGCATGGGAACTGTTGAAAAATACAATTCTTGCACCGGTGATCTTACTGATTGACCTGGTAACAGGAAACTTTGATAAGCTCAAAACAGACGCATCAAATATCTGGACAAATATCAAAGACGCAGCGCAAACAATATGGACCGGAATTAAGCAGGTTGTGTCCGCTCTGGCAAAAGGGCTTGTTACCGCAGTCACAACATTATTTACAGGATTCCGGGACACAGTATCAAAAATCTGGGATTCTGCTTCTCAGGCAGCAGCAAAAGCATGGACAGCGATCAAAGGATTTGTTGTTAATAATGCGAAAAAACTGAAAGAAAGCGCAACAGAAGCAATCCAGAATTTAAAGGACAGAGCCTCAGAGCACTGGGATAACATCAGAGAGAGAACGTCCGAAACGTGGCAGAACGTAAAGGAAACAGTTATACAATACGCTGGAAACATGAAAGACAGAGCTGTTGATACATTTAACAGCGTTGTATCTGGAATATCCGGAGCACTGTCAGGCGTATATTCTGCTGTTGTAAATGGATTTTCTAGTGCAATCAGTTATATAACGGGATTGCCAGGACAGGCGGTTCGATGGGGGCAGGATTTCGTGAATGGTATTGCAAACGGAATCAGGAACTGCATAGGTAACGTAACGAATGCAGTATCAAACGTGGCGAACACAATCAGATCGTGGCTGCATTTCTCAAGACCGGATGAGGGTCCGCTACATTACTATGAAGAATGGATGCCGGACTTTATGAAAGGTCTTGCGACAGGAATTGAAAAGAGCCAGGGACTTGTTGCTGACGCAATGAAAGATGTCCAGATGGATATGCAGTTAGATACAAGTTCAATGAAACCAGCTAATAACCTGAACAAAACAGATATAACCGGAATAACCGGAATGTTGGCACAGCTGATCCAGGTAATGAGCGCAGGACAGGAGATCTATTTTGACAACAGAGAATGGGCTGGAAAACTTGCACCTGCAATCAATAATGAACTTGGAAGAATAGCAAAGGAGGCAGCTTACAGATGAATAATGTATTGACAATAAAAGCAACAATCACTGTTGAAAACTCTGGGAAAGTCATAGATACATTAGCAGACTGGGGCTGCGCAATTGGCAATAATGATTATATCGGGGAACCAGAGGTAGAGACGTATTTCATTGACGTCCCAGGAGCTGACGGTTTTCTGGATGGATCAGAAGCAATCACCGGCAGACCAGTATATAAATCAAGAGAAATTGATATTCTGTTCGGAGGTAAGAAGCCACGCGAAGACTGGGACAGTTTTATTTCGAATATTCGAAACAGACTGCATGGTAAAAACATAAGGATAACATTTTCAAACGATCCAACATATTACTGGACCGGAAGAGCGTACATAACAGATTTTGACCGGTCAAGAGAGATCGGTCAATTTCATTTAAGCGTTCCGAAAGCAGATCCTTATAAATATTCGCTTGCTGACTCAACTGAGGAATGGCTCTGGGATCCGTTCGACTTCGAAACCGGAGTGATAGATCAGGGAGCCGGGATCACAATATCTGGATCAGGATCATATACAGTATATTCTGGAGATGTAGCAATCGTTCCGGTGCTGAATGTAAAAAGTATTGGATCAACAGGACTAAAGGTGACAGCGTGCGGAGAAACCTACACTCTGACGCTGGGGAGAAATCGCTTTCCAGATATTGTTGTATACGGATCTGACGTAACTCTGGAATTTTCCGGATCCGGAACACTGGATATTGTTTACAGGAGGGGATCATTGTGATTTATAAAATTAAATTAGATGGAAAAGTCCTGTATTATCCAGGGGACCGGCAGGCAGCAGTTATCAATCCGGAACTGGATTTACAGACTGGATATGCGGGGGAGCTTACTTTAAAGGTTCCGCCGTTAAATCCGCTATACGGGGAAATCCACAACAGAAAAAGCATGGTTTCTGTATACAGAGGAAATACAGAAATCTTTTATGGAGAAGTCCGCACAAGAGAAAAAGACCGGTTTAAAAATCAACCGATTAAAGCAACCGGAGCGTTGTCGTTCCTGACAGATACGATTCTGCCGCAGCAGGAATGGCACGACATGTCGCCCAGGGAAATGTTAGACGCGTGGCTGCAGCTGCACAATAATCAGGTTGAGGACAGAAAGAAAATCTATATCGGGGTTGTTACGATCCATGACAGCAATGACTCTCTGTACAGGATAACTGACAGAGAAAACACCCTTGAAGCGATCAGGGAGAAACTGGTTGATCGCCTGGGCGGATACCTGAGACTCAGACACGAAGACGACAAGCTATACCTTGACTGGATAAATATACAGGAATACGGCAAGTATTGCGAACAACCAATTCAATTCGGAGAGAACCTGCTTGATTATTCAGAGACAATGACTGCCGACGATGTTATTACAGCTCTGATTCCACTGGGGGCAGCAATCGAACAGGAAACAGACGAAAACGCATCCGAATTTGAACGCCTTGAAAAGAATGTGGACATTACATCCGTAAACGACGGAAAAGACTACATATACAGCAAAGAGGCGGTAGAAAGTTTCGGATGGGTGTGGAAAACAGAGAAGTGGGACGATGTAGCAACGCCAGCGAACCTCCTGAAAAAAGCAACAGAATATCTGACGACGCAGCAGTATGAGAACCTTGTCATTTCCCTGACTGCAGTGGATTTGTCATTGTTTGGCCAGGATTATGATTCTTTTGATATAGGAGACCGTGTGCTCTGCAATGCAATTCCGTATGGAATGAAAAAAGTATTGCCGGTTATGGAAATGAAAATCCCATTGCAGCAACCAGATCAGGCGCAGTTGACACTGGGAGAAAATCTGCAGCAGTCTTTCACAGATCAGACTACTGGGACATTTACTCAGATCCGGCAGGAAACAACAGAGGCTGGAAGAGTTCAAGCGTCTTGGATGAAATCCGCAATTGATAATCTTACGAAACAAATGACGGGAGCAAAAGGCGGATACAAACTCACAGAATTTGATAAAAACGGTCTCTGGCTTCGGGATCTGTATATGGATGCACCGGACAAAGAACAGGCAAGAAATATACTACAGATAAATAAAAACGGAATCGGCGGATCTCACAATGGATATAACGGCCCGTACACGATCGGAATGACACTGGATGGCCAGATTATAGGGGAGAGAATCCTTGCCGGTTCGATTAAAACAGAAGCTCTGTCAACAGAATGCAAAAATTACATTGAAACAAAAATATCGGACGGGGATTCAGAAAACAAAAAAGCAATATTAAAAGAGGTCACAACATCCCTGAAAGCCATGGACGGAAAGATAACTCTTTCTGTTTCGAGTTTGGAGCAGCAGCTGAAAAGGAAATCCGGAAACTGGTATGGAAATTATGAACCAACATCCGAAAACAATCCGGCATCTGCCTGGACGACAGACGAATTGAGGCAGGAACACGAAAGAGATCTCTTTTTCAATACCACAACCGGCTATGCTTATCAGTATCAGAAAAATGACAGTAATGAGTATGGATGGGTAAGGGTAAAAGATAAGGACATTGAAGCAGCTCAGAGTACAGCAGAATCTGCACTTTCAAAAATTGAAGTACAGGAAGGACTCATAACTGCAGAAGTATCCAGGGCAAAGAGAGAGGAAGAAAAACTCAGATCAGCAATAACGCTGACCGAGACAAATATCCTCTCAACAGTGTCGAAGACATATACGACACAGGAAATGGCAAATAAACTCTATGCAAACGCAGTGCAGGAAGGCCAGGACGCGGCAGATCAGGCAGAAAAGAATGCAAAAGACGATACAGATACAAAGCTGAAAAACTATTCCACAACGGTTGAAATGAATAGTGCGATTAGTCAGGCAGCAGACGGAATTTCGCTGGAAGTATCAAAAAAATATGCTACTACTGGACAACTAGAAGAAAAGTACACGGACGCAGTAAAAGCCGGGCAGGATGCGGCAAACGCTGCGGAAAGTAATGCTACAAAAGCAGGACAAACTGCTGCAAGTAATGCAGAAACAAATGCCACAAAAGCGGGACAGGCGGCAGCAGATCAGGCCGAAAAGAATGCAAAAGCAGACACAGACACAAAATTGCTGAATTACTCAACGACGCTGGAAATGAACAGTGCAATCAAACAAGCGGCAGACAACATTTCCCTTGAAGTGTCAAAGACTTACACAACAACAGTGCAGGTGGAAGAAAAATACAAAGACGCAGTAAAGGCAGGACAGACGGCAGCAGCCAACGCAGAAACAAATGCCACGAAAGCCGGACAGACTGCGGCAGATCAGGCAGAAAAGAATGCAAAAGCAGATACAGATACAAAGCTGAAAAGTTATTCTACAACAGAACAAATGAATACAGCTATAAAACTGGCAGTAAACAACATCACTCTTGAGGTAACAACCGTACGCCAGGCAGTATCTGAGAAAAATGGCAATTTCTACGGAAGCAAAATCCCGACAACATCAAATGAACCAGCCTCAGCCTGGACGACTGATGATTTAAAATCTTTGCATGTCGGGGATATTTACTATGATATTACAACCGGATATGCGTATAGATACACATACAAAACTCCGGGATTAAAAATCACATTTTCATCCGATTCGAGGACAGAGAGTGTAAATTACGATTATGTAAAGATTTATTACAACGACAACGGAACTATGAAACTTGCGGGAAAATTCGGAGGGACTGATATAGCAGGAGCTTCCGTCTTTGTTCCGACATCAGAATTTTATGTATATTGGCGTACAGATAGCTCAAGTTGCAACTTCTACGGATTCAGCATAGCATCAGTGACAAGTACATCAGGAGAAGGAACCGGAACTGCGGAATCATTGCCAAACTACACAGTAACAGAATTGTCAAAAGGAACATATCCGGAGAGTCCGAACCATGGAAATTACGGAAACAACATCAATTTGCTTTGGAAGTGCTCCGGAACGACATCTGGAAGTAAAACAGCATCATGGGAAAGAATCCAGGATCAAGACATTAGCGTTGCAAAAGCACAGGCGGATGCCGCAAAAAACACTGCAGATGCAGCGAAAGATACTGCAGATACTGCAAAAGATACAGCTGACACTGCAATATCAAGAATTACTGTTGCAGAAGAGTCAATCACATCAGAAGTGACAAGGGCGAAAGCTGCAGAAGAAAGTCTGAGCAGTTCGATTACACAAACAGCAAATTCAATTAGCTCAAAAGTATCAAAAGGATCCGTAATATCTGAAATTAACCAGTCGTCAGAATCTGTAACGATTAAAGCATCAAAGATTAATTTCAACGGATTAGTGACGGCGAATAGTTACTTTCAAATTCTTACAAATGGATCAATGAAAGCTACAAGCGGAACAATAGGCGGATGGAAAATAGCCTCAACATATCTGAAAGCCGGAAACATAACCCTGAAAAGCTCAGGGGTAATCCAGATAGGAAACGTTACTTTATCATCAGTATCAAATGCTTTTAAAATTCAAAGTGGAGTGAAGATATATTGCGGAACCAGTTCGTTCTCAGATGGAACGGACAGGTTTCAAATATACAACTTGCAACATGTAACGTCTGGAGGGCATATGGTATTTGCGAGCGACGGAGCAACAGTGGCTTATTTATCATCATCATCAAAGCGATATAAAGATCATATCGCAGATATGACAATAAACGAAGCGAAAAAAATACTAGATGTGCCGGTAATATGGTTTAAGTACAAAGAAAACTATTTAAGCCCGACAGACTGGCTAAACGGAAAGAAATTGCCAGGTTTCTACGCGGAAGATGTATACAGTATCTTTCCGGAAGCCGCACAGCTGAATGAGGAAGGAAAGCCGGAAGACTGGAACTTCCGAATACTTATTCCGTTAATGCTTAAACTGATTCAAAATCTCTATGAGGAAAAGGAGAAAACAGCATAATGAATGAAGTAAAAGAAAAGGACAATAAAGAAACTATTAAGGAAGAAACAAAGGTGTCCGAGTCGGACACAGAAGAAAGCACCGCACAGGAACAGAAAGAGGATAATAATACAGTAGAGAAAGCAGTAGAAGCTCCTCCGTTAGGGGCAATCCTGGACAAAAGAACAGAAGAAATTCGAAACGTGGTATTTGGAGCAATGGCACAGTATGGAATCCCTGCGTCGTTAATGGATTACATGCTTACCTCTGTTCTGTCAGAAGTAAGAGATTTAAAGTCAAAAGAATATTCAGACTGCCTTGTAAATAAGGGGGAATAAAAGTGGCAAACGTAAAAAAATACACAGATCAGATTGCAAAAGCACAAAAAGGGCGAGATGTCAGAGATGCGATCGTTAATGCAATAAATGAAGTATCAGATGAAAACAACGAATACAATCAAGTAAAAGCTGACATTCTCAAAGCACAGACAGATATAACCGAAAAAGTAGCGAAAAACGAACAGACAGAACAGACATTTGCAGCAGATGTAAAGAAAGCGGAAGAGTTAAAGCAGGGACTTGATACAGACATCACCCAGGGAACGGCACTCAAGAGCCAGTTGGACGACACTATTAAAATAGCAGACACAAGTAAAAAGAATCTGGACGCATCAAACGCAACTGCAGGACAAACAAAAACTGCTTTAGATGGATCAGTCAGCAACGCGCAGACTTTAAAACAGAGCCTTGACTCAGATATTACTCAGGGAACAACACTGAAAACTGATTTAGAATCTGACATCACCCAGGGAACGGCGCTCAAGAGCCAGCTGGACAACACTGTTAAAACAGCAGATACAAGTAAAAAGAACCTGGACATATCTGTGAAAACTGCCGGAACAATAAAAGAATCATTAGAGTCTTCAATTGAAACAGCTAAATCTACAAAAACAGCATTAGATAATTCCAATACTGTTGCGGCACAGACAAAAACAGCATTAGATAATTCAAATGATACGGCCGGAGCTACAAAAACAGCATTAGATGAGTCAATAAGCAATGCCGGAACATCAAAACAGGAACTGGACTCTGATATAAACCAGGGTAACACTCTCAAAACACAGCTGGAAACAACCATTTCCACAGCAGACACCAGCAAGAAAAATTTAGATGCATCCAACACGGCAGCAGGCAAAACCAAAACTGCCCTGGATACATCAAACACAACAGCAACCAAAACAAAAACAGATCTGGATGCAACAAATAAGACCGCAACAAGCCTGGATACATCTCTGGGAACCAAAATTACAGAGGGAACACAGCTGCAAGAAGATCTCCAGGAAACCGGAGAGACTGCGGTAACCAACATTCAGGCAGAAGCAAATAAACAGATCCAGAATATTACTGCAGCTGGCGGAGGAATTGAAAACGCACTTTCAAATTTCTTTGCCCTCCGCAGAACCGGAAAAGTCTACACAACAAGAATCTACAAGTATGACACTTCTACCAGTCCAACAGGCGTGAAACTGAATGACAACGAGGGACTTGTGAGAAAACCGTCCACAAATACAGCAATCGGACAGGATGATTACAGAGAGATCGGCTTGTTTATGCACTTCCCTTGTAACTTCATTGTAGATGATAATGGTTTTATTCATATAACCGCACTGCAGGGACAACCAGATTTTAAGAAAACTGGAAAGGTGGATGTCGGAGAGGTTACAATGTCCGCCTGGGTAGGAATTACGGATAATCCGGAGTATGTAGATTATCACTACTCTGATAGTCCAAACGAAGCCCTGGGACTTGTACCGATGGGAGAATCCATCAATCCAGACGGCACACTTTCCCCGTTTATGGTTCATGGGAAATATGGAGCCGGAGATATTGATGGAGTGCCATATAGTTCAGCAGGCTTGATTCTTGCAAACGGAAGTCAGAAAGGCGGCAAACCAATATCTCACACCGGAATGATCGCATACATGAAGAAAAAAGGAAGCAGATACGTTGGTACAACCAACTGGGACCTGTTTTATAAACAGCTAATGTTGATTATTCTGTACGCTACAATCAACAGCAGGAGCGTTATGACCGGATGTAACTCATATACATCTCAGGAGATGGCGACAGTTGCAGAAACTGGAGTAACGAGAGTAATCCTGCCGAAAGCAAAAGCAAACAATTATATTGTCGGGTCTTATGTATCTGTCGGGGATATTGGTTCAAATACAAATAAAGACAGATATTACGCATACATGCACAATTCCGCATATGACGTTAAGATCTTGAAGATCGAACCGGTAGACGATACGAACTCCGCAGTCTATGTGGATGCGGAACCGTTTGACACAACACTGACCACCTGCATCTCAACAATGCCGTGGCGTACCGGTTCCACTGACAGCGTACTTGGTTCTGATGGGTCGCCATTTTCTAACACAGATAACAGGAATCCATTCAAGATCCAGGGCATTGAAACCGGTTATGGAGCTTATGAAGTTCTCAGTAATGTATTTATGGATATTGTTACAGATGAAGACGGAACACCAAAGAGAGACGTATACATCTGTATGGACGCGTCACTGCTTACAACAGATATGAATGCAGCAAAGACACGATATAAGAAAGTAGCGGCTCAGGTAACATACACTGCAGAATCCTGGAAATACATCTCAAAATGCTTTGTTGATCCAGCTCTGGGAATCATGGTACCGACGGAAACAAAAGCCGGAAGTACAACAGGATTCTGCAACGGACTGTATACGGATTCCAGTACGAGCGGACAGCGAGAATGGCTGTCCCTGGGCAATCTGGACTATGGTACGCTTTGCGGCCTCTGGTTTCTGGGTGCGAACTCTGGCGTTGGCGCTGCGCACTGGTATATCGTCTCCGGCGTTTCACCGAACGGCACGCGGGGTGAATGGCAGGCGGCAGCCTGACAGAGGGGCTGTCCCCTCTATGCAACTGACAACTAATCAACTGTGAAAAGCAGAATAGCAATAAATTACGGACTTGTAACACGAGGTAGCGGTTCCTGTTCCCTGGCTGTCCCTGGGCAATCTGAACAATGGTACGATTTACGGCCTCTGGATTCTGAATGCGAACAATGGCGTTGGCAATGCGAACTGGAATATCGTCTCCGGATTTTCTTGAAAATGACTTGATATTTGTGTTACATTTCGCTCCGCAGGACGGAGCCTGCAACAGCAGCGTGGGGCATCACCGAAATTTGATTGAAGCCGAACCTTGTGATCGGGAGCATAGGGGCCTGAGACAAGGACCATGAATGCAGTTGATTCATGTGTGGGGTGAGTAGAAACACCGAAAACCCCTTATATCAAGAAACGAATGAAACGGTATTGCAAAAACATAACATTAGATCAGAACTTTATAACCGCATGTATCTACGAATGTCTAAGCGATAAATGGAACCGTATGGATACAGCCAGATTTCTGGCAAACTATACGAATATCATTACAGCCAGACAGATACACAGAATTATAAAAGAAAACCTTAAAGACTGGTTACATAATTTAGTCTGCACAGCAGCGGCAGGAATGGAAGAAGAAATAAAACTTAGAAAAGTATCTTTTGATCCTATAAAGACAAGCGCAAGACTGGATGGAAATTCAGGAAAAGTAAGAGATATAGGCGTTGAGTGCATAAAACAGCAGATATACGATTATGTAGCCACAAACGGATTGAGAGAACTATTTGAAAGAAAAATAGGAACTTATCAGTGCGCAAGTATTCCAGGAAGGGGACAGGTTTATGGAAAGACAGCAATTGAGAACTGGATCCGTAAGAATCCGGGCAAGACCAGAATAGCAGCAAAGGGAGATGTCCGGAAATGTTATCCATCCATTAACAGGAGAAAACTGAAAAGAATGTTAGAGAAGCAGGTCAGAAATGAGGATCTGCTTTATTTGACTTTTGTTTTAATTGACTCATTCAATCAGGGACTGTCAATTGGATCATACTTGAGCCAATGGCTCTGTAATTATTATCTGAGCGCAGCTTATCATTATGCTGCTGAAAAGCTGTTCAAGAGGAAGAAACACCGAGACGGAACAATAGAAGAGATCAGGCTGATTAATCATGTCTTGTTCTACATGGACGATTTCCTACTGATTGGAAGCAGAAAGGCAGACGTAAGAAAAGCAATGAAGCTTTTGGTTAAGTACATGAATGAGTATTTAGATCTGACGGTAAAACCAGATTGGAAGTTGTTCCAAATCGACTGGATAGACAAAGACGGGAAACATCATGGAGAACCTATTGATATGATGGGATTCAAAATCTATCGGGATCACACAGAGGTAAGACGGAGCATTTTCCTGAGAGGACGCAGGGCATTTGTAAAAGCTGGGAAGTATGTGGAGAAAGGAAAAGCGATACCATTAGATCTTGCGTACCGGTGTATAGCATATTACGGATGGTTCAAACATTCCGATTCTAAATATTTCAGAGAAAAGTATAACGTAGATAAGATATTTGAGAAAGCGAAAAGGAGGGTAAGCCGTGAAAGCAAGATTTACAGAAAAGCAGGATCCTGTAACCTGGAATACGCTGCCTGACGGAAAAGTAGATGTAATGATCTGCCTGAATGAAAATATCGTAACAGAGACTTATTCAGGTGGAGATCCGGAGAATCCGGAACACATCGAACAGGCAGTGTATGAATATGATTTCAACCAGTTCCGGGAAAGACAGGAGAAGATTTCAGAGGAAACTGTAAGAGCATCACCGGAAAAATATCTGGAATATATTCCGAAGGAAGAAAAAAGCACTGAACAGAAATTTGCAGAGCAGGCAGAACAGATCGAAATGTTGAAAGACTGCCTGCTGGAAATGAGCGAATTGGTTTATGCGTAGAAATTTAATTATAATGTTATTGAGCAAAGGAGATAAAGAAATGATGGCAAAATTATGGGTTACTGAAATTTTAAGTAAAGATACTATTGAAGAAGCAAAAGAGGAATATAACAGAGTTCCACGTCTGTTAAAAGAAAAGGTAAAAAAACTCCTTATTGATGCAGGCATGGAGGAAATTACTGAGTAATCGGGAAGCATGACTAAATTACAAATTATTAGCAGGCAATGGTCTTCTATTTATGATTTACTGCTGTATATTAAAGATAAAGAGAAAGCAAAACCTCTGGAGGATATACAGCAGGATTTAGATATAATTGAGTATTCCTGCCGCAAATATGCAGACGTAGATGATGAGGAAATAAGCATGGAAAATGAACAGATTTCAAGAGCAGAACATGAGGAGTTCCGCAAAAGAATTGAGGAAGAAGACAACCGACAGAACAGACGGATTGAAATTCTGGAAAACAGTGTTCAACAGCTCCAGGAATTAGTTACATCTGTACAGACGCTTGCAAACAACATGGAGAACATGGTGAAAGAGCAGGGACAGCAGAGCGCAAGACTGGAAGCTCTTGAGTCAAGAGACGGGGAAAAGTGGCGGACAGTAACAAGTTACTTATTAACAGCTATATTAGGTATTGCAGTTGGAATTATTGCAAAACAGTTTGGATTATAAGGAGGAGCAAAATGTTTAAAAATTGCGTATTTAAGCCAAGCGTAGACACAGTGAAATGGTGGAAGAAAGCAGGAATCAGAGCAGTAAAGACAATGGCACAGACTGCAGTGGGCGTGATCGGAGCCGGAAGTGTGATCTCTGCAGTAGACTGGAAGATGGTTGTATCATCTGCAGTAGTGGCCGGAGTTGTAAGTCTGCTCACAAGCGTCGCAGGAATCCCGGAAGTAGAGGCGGACGAAAACCTGAACAACTTGTTTTCTGATGGAACAAAATAATTTTGCACAGCCCGGTATAATGCCGGGCTTTTCCTGGAGGTAAACATGGAAATCAAAGGAATTGATGTTTCCGCCTGGCAGAAAAATATCAACTGGGAAACAGCCGCGAATTACGGTATGGGGTTCGCTATTCTCCGGATCACAGAAGCCGGGAACGTTACAGATAAATATTTTGAAAAAAATTATGCAGCGTGCCAGGAGCATAACATTCCAACAGGAGTATATAAATACTCTTATGCAATGACAATCCCAGAGATTGAGTCAGAGGCACAGAAAATTATTTCTGTATTAGCTGGACGGAAATTGCAATTTCCAGTCTGGTTAGATCTTGAGTGGAACAATCAGAGAGCACTTGGAGCTGAAAGTCTCCACAAAATGACAGAAGCATTTGAAAAGATTATTGTTAAGGCAGGGTATAAGTTCGGAATCTATTGCAATGTAGACTGGTACGAAAATGTAATATGCAGCCATTTGAAAAAGTATGAATTTTGGGTAGCACGCTATCCACAAAACGATAATGGAACATTGCAGGAACGCCTGCGCCCAGACTTCGGAGTAGGATGGCAATACTCCAGTAAAGCAAAGATACCGGGAATTGCTGGAACGGTAGACAGAAACATATTCTACAAAGATTATGCTGTACAGGAAGGAGGAATCAACATGGATAAAGCGATTGAGAAAGTTATAATGATTGCAAAAAATGAGATTGGATACTTAGAGAAAAAAAGTAACAATCAACTGAACGACAAAACCGCAAATGCAGGATCAGCTAATTACACAAAATATTGGCGCGACGTTTACCCAGGATACCAGGGACAGGCGTGGTGCGCCTGCTTTGTGAGCTGGTGCTTTATGAAAGCGTTCGGATTAGAAAATGCAAAGAAACTTCTCAAACATTGGCCATATGTATACTGCCCGACCTTAGGAAACCTTTTCACAAGGAACGCAAACCCGAAAGTAGGAGATATTGTGATCTTTTACCGCGGAGGAACTTTTACACACACAGGAATCGTTACAGCAGTAATCGGTGACAGATTCTATACGATTGAGGGCAATACGTCGGGAGCATCTGAAATCGTAGCCAATGGTGGAGGAGTATGCGCGAAAAGCTACCTGAGCAGTAAGCTCCCTGGAACAAAATTCTGTACACCAGATTACAGTATTGTTAATGGAGAGACAAGCAACACAAAGGAAAATAGTGACACAGTAACAGGAGGTAAATACATGTTTGAACCGGAAACAGTACAGTTAGGAAGCACAGGAACATCCGTATTGCTTTTGCAGGAAATTCTTGTTGCAAGAGGATTCAAAGGAAGAAACAGCAAAGTTCTTGACCTTGACAGAGAAGCTGGGGACAATACTATTTATGCTCTTAAAGCATACCAGAAATCAAGAAACGGAGCCTTGGAAGTAGATGGAGTATGCGGACCGGAAACATGGAAAGATCTTATTGCTATCTGATTTAATAAAATAGTGTTATAAATTAGTAGTAGTAACTGATAGCAACCTACAGATAACCCAGATAGAGAAGACGATCGGCTGCAGTCGTTTTCTCTATAACCGGATGCTTGCGGATAAGATCCGTCATTATCAGGAAGAAAAAAAGATGCTGAAAAATACGCCGGCCGGATATAAAAAAGAATATCCATGGCTGAAAGAGGTAGATTCTCTTGCGCTGGCGAATGTA